ACCTACTCGTACCATTATAGTATTTGATGGTAAGGGTGGTTCTAATCGCCGTCGCAAGTTGTATCCAGAGTATAAACAAAATCGTAAAACTAAATATAGAGTAAATCGTTCTTATGACTTTGCATCTCAAGAAGATGAAAGACACAATATGATGATGCAACTTTCTAGGTGTGTAGAATATTTAGGGACATTACCAATAACGGTCATGTCATATGATAACATTGAAGCTGATGATACAATAGGTTACCTATGTAGACAAGTTCTTACTGATTCTCAAATAACTGTAATGTCCACAGATAAAGATTTTCTTCAATTAGCTAATGGAAGAATAAAAATATGGAGTCCAACCAAAAAGAAGATGTATGATGATAAAATGGTTATGGATGAGTATGGTATTAACTCACACAATTATATTTGGTATAGAGTATTGGATGGTGATAAATCAGATAATATTCCAGGTGTAAGGGGATTAGGTTTAAAAACCATAAAGAAGAAATTACCCTTTTTAAGTGAAAATAGGATAGTTGAAATGAATGAGGTGGTGGATACTTTACCAGATTCCAAAGACACTATAGAACTAAATTATAAATTAATGCAGTTATCTGATGTTGATATATCAGGATCTACTAAAACAAAAATAATAGATAAGGTAAATGAACCAATAAATAGATTGATTAAATTTCAATTTCAAAAAATGTTTTTGGAAGATAAATTATTCACAGCTCTACCTAATGTTACGAGTTGGTTGACTACTAATTTTAACCAATTAAATCAGTATGCTGAAAAAACACACGCTTGATGAATGTAGATTATAATGTATTGAACAAATTCTTAGATATAGATTCTATTGAATTAGAATATCATAAAGTCACCAATAACATTACTAACGTGGACATTGAGTATGGAATAGAAATTATTTTTGAATATTATCGTAAGTTTGGTTTTCCACATTACACAATTCGTGAAGATGAAAAATTTCAACACATGAGAAAACTGAAAAAGTTTGATACGAGTACAATATTTAAAAATAATCAGATTGTCCAAACTATGCATGGATTAAGGTTAGCATGGACATATTTTCCACATTTTTGGGAAGTTCGTTGTGGTGGAACTAAACAATCACCAATGGAAATATTTCACGATGATAAAAAATTTAAATCCACGATTCGTAAATGTTGGAATTGGAATTTGAAACATTTCAAAGGTGAAGAGGGTATGGTAAAAAATACCTTTAAAGAGAATAGACTACGACAATCTTTAAAGATTTATACAGGTACTCAATCTGTAAGTAATTTTAGACCTACGGCTGCTAAACTCATATATGAAAAGTTTGGTGGAGATGTTATTTGGGATATGAGTTGTGGTTGGGGTGGTCGGTTAATTGGTTTTTTAGCTAGTTCACGAAAAAAGTATATTGGAACTGAACCATCTAGTAAAACGTATGAAGGTTTATTAAAATTAAAAAAAGATTTTTCGTATTTGAAAAAAGATGTCACTATTTATAAACTCGGTAGTGAAGATTATGAACCAAAAAAAGAATCGTTAGATTTGTGTTTTACTTCACCACCTTATTTCGATACAGAAAAGTATTCAAATGAACAAACACAAAGTTATATAAAGTTTCCCACACGAGATAGTTGGGTAAATGGGTTTTTAAAAAAGACAATACAAAATTGTTATTATGGGTTAAAAAAGAATGGTTATATGTTAATCAATATTGCTAATACACCGAAATACAAATTCATAGAAAAAGAGACAATACAAATTTCAAAAGATTTGGGATTTAAACAAGAAGAAACATTACAGTTGACATTATCGAGTATCATGGGGGCTGGGTATAAATACGAACCTATATTTGTTTTTAAAAAGGAGAGTTAATGAGTGAAACTCTAACACAATTTGGAACATCATTTCAAGCTAAAATTATAGCTTCATTAATGAGTGATGTTAAATTTTTACAAACTATTAGTGATATATTAGAACCAACTATGTTTGATTCGGATTCTAATAAGTGGTTGGTTAAATCAATTAGAGATTATTATTATGAATATAAAAAACAACCAACCCTTGAAGTCGTAAAATTTAAAGTTGATGAGATTGACAATGATGTGTTAAAAACAGGTGTTGTAGATAAATTAAGAGATGTTTGGAAAAATATAGAAGCTACTGATTTAGAATTTGTACAATCAGAAACATTGGATTTCTGTAAGAATCAAACATTGAAAAGTGCTATACTAGAATCTGTTGATATGTTAGAGAATAAAAATTACGATGGTATAAAAACTCTTATCGATGATGCTATGAAAGCTGGAACTACAAGAGATTTAGGTCACGACTATATACCATCATTAGAGGCAAGACTTGAAGAATCTGCAAGAGTAACTGTTAAAACACCGTGGGATGTCATCAATGACATTACAGATGGTGGTTTGGGTGCTGGTGAATTAGGTGTTGTTGTTGCTCCAGCTGGTATTGGTAAGAGTTGGACACTTCAAGCTTTGGGAGCAAGTGTTATTAGACAAAAGAAAACAGTTGTTCATTATACACTAGAGTTAAATGAAACTTATGTTGGTTTAAGATATGATTCTATATTTAGTGGTATCACAACATCAAATATAAAATATTACAAAGAAGAAGTTAGTAAAAAACTTTTTGATTTAAAAGGTAAATTATTAATAAAGTATTTTCCAACGAAGGCAGCTTCAGTACAGACACTAGGTTCACATCTTAAACAAATTGAATTAAGTGGGACTAAAGTGGACATGGTGATTGTGGATTATGCTGACATATTGATGCCCACAGGAAACTTCAGAGAAAAAAGACATGCCATAGGTAATATCTATGAGGATTTAAGAGGATTAGCCGGAGAGTTGGAGATACCAATATGGACAGCTTCACAAGCTAATCGTTCAGCTCTTGAGGAAGATGTCATTGGAGCTGACAAAGTTGCCGAAGATTATAGTAAAGTGATGACAGCTGATTTTGTGATGAGTATGAGTCGTAAGGTAGAGGATAAAATAGCTAATACAGGTAGGTTTCATGTAATAAAAAATAGATTCGGTATAGATGGAGTTACATATCCATCAACTATTAATACTAACATTGGTGTGGTTAAGATACATGAGGGTAGTAGTCAATTTGGAAAAGAAACTCAAAATAAAATGGACAACAGTCAAGAATTTTTAAGAAAAGAATTAGCTAACAAATATAATGATATGGAAAAAAAAGTTGATGGATTTGAATAAATCACAAGTAGGATTCAATATATATTATATTTATTAGTGTTATGGGAAATAGATTATAAAAGGGTATTTAATGGAAAAATTTACGTTATCAGAAAATTTTATAAATAAATTTAAAAGAAAAAAACCACCATTTGGTTTTAATGGATTGGGTGAATTAGTTTATATGAGAACATATTCAAGAATTAAAGAAGATGGTAAAAATGAAAGGTGGTGGGAGACAGTACAAAGGGTTGTAGAAGGTACTTACTCAATGCAAAAGAATTGGATTGAATCACATCAATTAGGGTGGAACGCGTGGCAAGCTCAAAAAAGTGCTCAAGATATGTATGAGCGTATTTTTACTATGAAATTCTTGCCACCCGGCCGAGGTCTTTGGGCTATGGGAACTCCTATAACTGAAGAAAAAGGTTTGTATGCCGCCCTTAACAATTGTGCTTTTGTTTCGACAAAAACACTTAAAGAAGATTATGCTAAACCATTTTGTTTTCTTATGGATGCTAGCATGTTGGGTGTTGGAGTTGGTTTTGACACAAAAGGAGCTGGAGAGATAGTAGTAAAAGGTGTTGATAAAGATAGAGATGGACAAACTTATGAAATACCAGATACTCGTGAAGGTTGGGTTGAGTCACTTAAACTATTATTGGAGAGTTACTTTCATGGTCAAGCTCCTATGAAGTTTGATTACACAAAGATAAGACCAGCTGGAGAACCTATAGCTGGATTTGGTGGAGTCAGTAGTGGTCACGAACCACTCGAAGAGGTTCATGGAGACATTAGAAAAGTATTAGATGAAAATAGTGGAGAACCAATAACAGTAACAACCATTGTAGACATAATGAACCTTATTGGTAAATGTGTAGTGGCTGGTAATGTTAGACGAACAGCTGAGATAGTATTTGGTGAACCAGACTCAGAAGAATATTTAGATTTAAAAAATTATAAAGTAAACCCACACAGAGAACAATATGGATGGACAAGTAATAATAGTATATTCGCAGAATTGGGTATGGATTATACAGAAGCTGCAAAACGGATTGTGGATAATGGTGAGCCTGGCTTTGCTTGGTTAGATAATATGAGAAAGTATTCTCGTATGAAAAATGGTGGAGATAATAAAGACCACAGAGTTGCTGGTGGTAATCCTTGTTT